CCATAACACTAGCTTCCCGCACGTCGAACAGGAGGCCCCCGCGCTAATGGCGGCGATGCTTCATCGCAAGTACCAGATAGCCGGGACGGCCTTCCTGCTCGCCGGGAAGCAGGCCATTCTCGGCGACGACCCCGGCCTAGGCAAGACGCTTCAGGCACTCGCAGCAATCATCGAGAGCGATGCGAAGGAAATTCTGGTCGCCTGCCGCCGTACCGCGACGCGCACTGTATGGGAGCGCGAGACCCTCCGATGGACGCCAGGCATCGCGACGTTCGTAGCGCAAGGTTCCCGCGCGGAACGCGAAAAAGCCATAGAAGACTTTATGTGGTATGGCGTCAAGGAAGATGAAAGCATTGCCGAGATGGAATCCAGGGAAGATCGTCCTCGGAAGATGCTGATCGTCAATATCGAGATGGTACGCGCGAAGCGCCTGGAAGTCTGCCCGGCCGCTCCGGACGGCATATGCGCGTTCGGCGACCGTCCGCCACGAGACCACATCAAGCACGAGTACAAGTCGACTCCTGAATGGCCGTTCCTCAGCCTTACCTATTGGGACGCAATCATCTTCGATGAGTCCCACAACCTGCTCGCCTCGACCGCGAACATCCAGTCAAAGCGAATTACGCAGGCTCGGTTCGGCGCGGTACAGATCCGCAAGCGCCTTCGCCCGGACGGCCTAGCCATCGCCCTGTCCGGCACGCCGTTCCGGAGCAAGGTTGAGAAGGGATGGGGCACTCTCAACTGGCTTCGCCCGGACGTATTCGGGAGCTACTGGCGCTGGGCGGAAACCCACTTCGGCGTGGAGGATGGACGTTACGGCAAGATTGTCGGTGGCGGCAACAAGGTGCTAGAGCCCAGAGACCCCGAATCCTGGGACCACATGTTGCGGCCGTACTACCTGAAGCGCACTAAGGCCGATGCCGCGCCAGACCTACCTCCCATCGACTTCGCAGGCACCCCAATTGACCCGGAAGACCCCAACTCCCAGTGCTACGTCCAGCTCGACATGAGCCCGGAACAGTCCAAGGCTTACTGGCAGATGGAGTCGCTGGCCGAGGCCAATCTGGAAAGCGGCAGGATCACCGCGACAGGCGTACTCGCGGAAATCACCAGGCTTCGCCAGTTCGCGACGGCCAGCCATGACATCGGACTCGGACGGCAGCAGCTAGTCCCGACCCTGCCGTCGAACAAGCTTGAATGGCTAATCGACTTCATCCAGGAGCGCGAAGACACCGGACAGAAGGTCGTCGTCGCGAGCAGCTTCACTAGCATAGTCGAGCTAGCCGCCCGGACAATCAGGAAGGAATGCGGCCTAGAAGTCTTGACCCTGACGGGCGCCACGTCCGACCGCGACCGCGTGAACCTGGTGACGCGGTTCCAGGACCAGAATGACCCGCTCCGAGTGGTATGCCTTAACCGGGACGCGGGCGGTGAGTCCATCACGATCGACGCGGCCGACGAGATGGTGGTCCTTGACATGCCCTGGGTGTCCGACCGCGACGAGCAGCTGTTCTCCCGTATCCACCGCGTCAGCCGGATCCATCAGGTCACGATCTACCGGCTGGTAAGCAGCGGAACGATCGATGAATGGATCGCGAATCTGAATGAGGAGCAGAGGGAAGTGGTAATGAAGTCGAGTCCGCGCAAGCTCAGCGATATCGCGATAGCGGGGAAGCAGTGACGAGTGATGAGAAGCGCCGTGAGCGACACCGCAGGTACAACCAGAGCCGAAAAGGCCAAGCACGCAACAAGCGCTACGAGGCGAAACATCCAGAACGCAAGGAAAGATGGGAGCAAGCCCGAAATGCCATACGACCCCGAACAGGATGGTGAGCCAACTGAATTCGATCTCGACAATATGTGGTATGAGGCGTTCGCCGACAAGGTCCATGCATTCGGCAAGAGCTGGCCTAACCCCCTGAGCGCACAGGAATATGACGAATACGAGCGCTATGCTGACTCCAAGGTACGACGCCCGAAGGACGCATAATGAAGCCTATAGACATAATGATGGATGCGATCGACCGGGAACTTGAAACGTTCCAGTGGTCCTACGGCCTGGACCGCTCCGACAACCGGGGCGAGGTCTACGTTGATCGTGACGCGAAACAGCTCATACTGGAAGTGTGGGTCGCGGATAATGATACGCCTGATGACGATACGGTGAAACCACTTATCGTCACGGTACCAATCGAAGCGTACATAGAACCGCGCGAACAGATTCGCCATCTCATCCACATGTACCTATGCCATGAAGCCGACGAGCAGATCTGGTTCGGCGAAGACCGCCCATTCTACCCGCACGAATAATTGGGGCAACATGGAAATTCCGCGCCGGTCGAACGTGGCGGAAATCAGGGCAAAGCTCGTTGGCGAGTTCGGGTACAGCAGTAAGCATGCCAATGACGTCATCAAGTACACGTCCGAAGACCCGGACCGGCCAAACAAGGAATGGAAGGTACCTAATGCCGCTGGCTTCATTACCGTCCGTTACTACGGCATGAGCCGTTTCGCCATAGAAGATCACCGGAAAATTCCCCGGAAGGGGGTAGCCATCACCCGCCGGATGGAGTATACTCGGGAGGGTAAGGGACTTCCAGCTCGGAAGAAAGACACTACGCAAAGGAACACTCAAATGCCAGCTGCCAGGGGACGTAGGAGTGCGGCTGCCGCCGCGCCGCCAGCACCAGACCCAGAAGAGAACGGCCAGGTCGACTTCCAGAGGTATCTCGACAAGGATCTGTCGCCGACGATGGTCGACTACGTGGAGTGGTTCGAGGACAACGTCGCGGCGCTGGAAGATGTGCCGGTCGACAAGCTGCTCGTTCTCGGCTCGTCCCTGTACCCGCACTTCCAGAAGTCCGACTTCAACATCGAGCGCCGGGAGGCGCGCAAGGCAGAACGCGCGCCGGAACCAGAGCCGGAGCCGGTCAAGCCCGCTCGCGGCCGTCCGCGCAAGAACGCCGCGCCCGCACCTGAGCCGGAGCCCGCCAAACCAGCGGCCCGCCGGGGCAGGGGACGCGCGGCTGCCAAGGCTGGCGCAGAGGCACCCTACTAGAAGCCCCTAGGCCCGGCAATACTCTCCCCCAAGGTTGTCGGGCCTAGGTACGTCCCAGGCGGCTAGCGTCCACCGCAATCACGTTAGCCGCCTGGGACCCTCCCATCTGCGCGTTGGAGGTGTTCAATGGATAATCTGCCTATTCTCCGGACGAGTGAGCGCTCAACTTTTAAAAGGTGCGCCTTCAGATGGTACCTCGAATACCGCATGGGTTATCGGCAGCGATCCCCGCAGGCGGATGCACTTTGGTTCGGAATAGGCATCCATGAATCCCTCGCGCCGTGGTACAGGATGGGCAAACGTCGGGGCCCACATCCGGCCGATACCTGGGAAAACTGGGTAGGGGAAGAAATCAATTTCGCCAGAACATATCTCGACGAGACGTTTGATGAACCTGTATGGGTTGATGCCAAGGAACTAGGCATTGCTATGCTTGAGGCATATATCGACGAGTACGGGCGCGATACGCAATGGGACATCATAGCAATCGAACAGCCTTTCCGCGTCCGCATCATGCGACAGGGAAAGCCGGTCGCCTACTTTGCCTCTCGATGGGACGGCGTTCTCCGCAATCAGGAAGACGGCCTGATCTACCTCCTAGAAAACAAGACTGCCGCACAGATCGTGACCGCCTACCTCGAACTTGATGATCAGGGCGGAAGTTACTGGGCCGTTGCCTCGCAACTTCTCCGCGCGAGCGGTGTCCTAAAGCCGGGCGAGTCGATTGCCGGCATCATCTACAATTTCCTCCGGAAGACAATCCCGGATGACCGCCCTGTGAATGAAGAAGGACAATTTCTCAACAAGGACAATTCCGTCTCAAAGAGACAGCCTCCGCAGGCATTTGTCCGGATGATAGTAGAGCGCTCGCCGAAAGAGCAGGCAACTCAGCTCGCGCGGATAGCTGATGAGGTCACGGTGATGAATGCCGCAAAAGAAGGTATCATCCCAATCACCAAGACCCCGACGAAAGACTGTCCGCGATGTCCCTTCTGGATTCCATGTACCCTCCATGAGCGCGGTAGCGACAATTACAAGACGGTCCTGAAAAACAATTACAAGCAATCAGATCCGTACGTCGACACGAGGAAGAGTGCGTAAATGGAAGTAGTGTACCTTGCCGCTCAGTATGAGCGCAAAGAAGAAATGCGCCATTACCGGAATGCCCTTAACGCTCTCGGCGTCAGGGTCTCGTCTCGCTGGATTGCCAGCAATGACCAGATCGAGGGCCTCGACGCGGAAACTCTTGCCGAGGAACACTGGATGGGTACCGCGCAAGCTCTGCTAGACATCGAAGACGTCAGGAGCGCCGACACCTTCATCATGTTCACAAGCGGACTCGGCCGGGGAGGTCACCACACCGAATTCGGCATGGCAATGGCCATGGGCAAGAACATCATCCTCATAGGCAAGCGGGAGAACGTATTCCACTGTCTATCATGGATCCAGGTCTTCCCCAACTGGGAGGCGTTCATGAAGGTAGTACGGGTGTAGAGATGCCACCAACGAGAGGCCTGCGCGGCGCTCGCGGAGTCCCGCGCCAATCGGCAAAGCAGTCACGGGAAGCGCCGCTTTCAATGATGGAAGCGGACGTAGAGATCCATGAGGAAGACCTATCGCAATCCGGCAAGACCGCCCCGGTCAACATGCTCATCCACGGGCCGTCCGGCCACGGCAAGACCCTACTTGCCGGTGGCGCGGCTGACGGTACCCGGCCGGTGACCTTCCTGTCTACTGAGACGGAAGGTGTAGCATCCGCGCGAGCCGTAGGAAGTCAGGCCAGACTCTGGCGATGCCCCGACTGGGAACATGCGGTCGCAGGAGTTAAGAAGGCCGAGCAAGAATTTACGATCGACGACTGGATGGTCGTCGACTCCGGCACCAAGATGCAGGAGCTATACATGCGCTGGATCCTACAGCGCGAGAACGAGATCAATCCGCAGCGTGACCTCGACATCCCAGCGATCCAGAACCACCAGAAATACCAGAACGGCTTTAAGCGCTGGACTGACCGCCTTATCGACGGGAAGTTCAATGTCATCTTCATTACGACTAGCATGACGGCCGACGACGCCGAGGGTGAGGAGCGGATCATTCCGCACCTCCTGGGCAAGAAAGGCGAGATCTCGGACTACGTCAGCGCGCAGTTCTCGATCGCCTTGTACTACTCAGTCGCGCGGGAGTCCCGCGAGATGCGCGGTCCTATCCTGCGGCGAGCCCTGGCTCAGCCATATCCGCCATGGTATGCGAAAGACCGCTACATGGCCCTAGGAAGATCATGGGATGTCGAGGATGGCGACTACTTCGCAATGTCCCGGATGATAGAGGCAATCAACAAAGCAAGGGGAGCTGCCAATGCCGCCGAAACCCGCTCCGTCCCTCGTCAAACTCGTCGACCCCGACACACAGTCAGAGGAGTGGCTCGGTAAGCACGTGGAGAAGCGCCACTTCTGGATGCGGTTCGTCACGAAGGGAGAACACAGGGCAGATCACCGTCTCAATCAGGACTACCTAGATCACACTCACGAAGGAAGAGTACCGCGATGACCAAATTGCGCAAGGAAGACACCGCAGACCTCGACATCGATGAACTCGAAGCGATCGAATACTCAACCGAGACGTTCGACAGCTACGACGGCGAGGTTCCTCCCAAGGACATCGAGCTGACCGGATTCGTCCGGAAGATGTGGTGGACCCGGACGCAGAACAATGACCCCATGCTCAAGATCCTTTGGGTCGCGGAAGAGAACACCGACGACTTCGAGGAATACAACGGATGCCCGTTCTGGCTGAACTACGCCCTGATCGGCGGCGCCAAATTCCGGTGGGCACCCTTCCTGGAGAACTACGGCCTCACGCTCAAGCAGGTCAAGAACAACACCGACGTCCAGGACAAGGACGACCAGAACGGCGCTCCAATCAACAAGATCGGCAGCTTCCGTCCCGGTGAGGAAAACGATGAGGCATGGTGCCGCGTCATTACCGACCGCGAGCGCTACAACGGCGAGTTCAAGCCCGCCATCAAGTCATGGCTTCCCTACGACGCCGACGACGCCGACGCCGACGCCGACGCAGACGACGCAGAAGAGCAGGAGTATGAGGAGGAAGACGAACCAGAAGACGAGCCGGAACCGGAACCGGAACCGGCGCGCGGAAGGCGTAGTGGCACGGCCCGGAGGGCGTCCGTAGCGACCGAACCGGCGCGGGGTAGTAGGACTACCCGCGCGGCGGCTTCACCCCCTGACAAGGCCGCTCCGGCCCGTGGCACGCGAGGCGCGCGAACTGCCAAGCCCGCCGCAACGTCTAAGCCTGCGGCGCGCGGACGCGGACGCGGGCGCGCAGCCGACAACGAGCCTCCATTTTAACCTCGCCGATCTAGCAATCGAGATCAGACGGCTCCGGGATGAAACTCATCAGAGTTTCCTCCGGGCCGTTTGGTCCGGAAAGTGGCCATAGTGGAATTCAATGACCTAACCAAGCAAGTCCGCGAACTCGTCACCGAAAAGGGATGGCGGGTGAAATTCCAGGACGGCCCGCCACCGCGCAACGGCCCATGGTTCGCGGCCTACGTCGCGCTAGCTCAGTCCGAGCTGTCAGAAGCACTCGATGCTTACCGCGACAAGGTCTGGTCTGACGACAAGCCGGTCCCCGCACGAACGCTCGCCGCCATAGAGGAACTAGGCGTTCCAGAGAAGCATAT